TGCCTTTAGAGACAGTTAATCGCATGGTATCTTTTTTTGCAAGACATGAAGTAGATAAACAAGCTGAGGGTTTTAGTCCAGGTGAAGAGGGTTATCCATCAAACGGCAGGATTGCCTGGGCACTATGGGGTGGAGACCCTGGTAAAACTTGGTCAGAAAATATAGCTAACCAAGACAGAGAAGATGATGAAGAGGATGACAAACCTAGATACAACACAGCTGTTTTGATATTACAAAATTTAAAAAAACAGATATAATATAAATCGTAGAACACCTAACCCTGCATTGCAGCGTGTTACACCTTCTCAAACAAACCAAACTAATTTATAGGAGAAAAATGTCTAATACATTTCTAGCCTCTCTGCGTGAGAAGCGTGAAACAAAGACTGCTCTTATTTCATCAACAGTAGAGCGTGCGGCTGAAGAAGCCCGTGATCTATCAGAGGTTGAACTTGCCAATGTAGAGGCACTTAACCTTGAAGTAAAAAAGTTAGATGAAAGAATTGAGCAGATGTCCGATATTGAAATTCGCAATCAAAAGGCAGCTGAATTAGCAGCCAAAGTCGATGCGAATGTAGAGCCAAAGAAAGAGTCAAGAGCCGGTGGGTTTAGCGTTGTAAGCGAAGAGCTTACTTACTCAACACGCTCTGGTAATGACTTTATGACAGATGCACTCAAGTCCCATTTTAAAACAGATGGTGATGCACTAGAGCGTATTCAACGCCACCAAAGAGAAATGGCTGTTGAGAAGCGTGCAGTTAGTACATCTTCATTTGCAGGTCTTGTAGTACCACAATACCTTGTTGATCTATATGCGCCACTAGCTAGAGCTGGTCGCCCATTCGCAGATGCAGCTCGCAAACACACATTACCTGCACAAGGCATGTCAGTAGTATTGTCAAAAATCTCTACTGGAAATACAACAGCTTATCAAACATCTCAAAACACAGCTGCGGTAACACAAGACATGGCAGATACAACCTTGACAGTTGATGTAAATACAATTGCTGGTCAAGCCTCAGTATCAAAGCAAGCATTACTGCGTGGATACAACATAGAGTCAATTGTTCTAGGTGATTTAATTAGAGCCTACAACACCAAGCTTGATGATGCGATCCTTAACGGCACCGGTTCAAATGGTCAGCCTCTTGGATTAAAGACAATGACAAGCGGTATCTTAGTAACTTACACAGCTACTACAGGTACAGTTGCAGGTCTATATCCAAAACTTGCAGATGCGATCCAACAGATCCAAAGTAATGTGTATGTAAATCCAAACGCAATACTTATGCACCCACGCCGCCTTGGCTTCTTACTATCCGGCCTTGATGGATCAAACCGCCCATTGGTGGTACCAAACGCTTACAACCCAATCAATGCAATGGGTACTGGCAATGGAACACCTGCGTATGGTGCAAGTGGATATTCAATACTTGGCTTGCCAATTATTGTTGATGCTAACATTGCAACAAATATTGGCACATCTACAAACCAAGACACAATCTTTGTTGTAGATCTAAATGAGTGTCATTTGTTTGAAGAGACAAACTCACCTACTTATGTCACCTTTGAAGAGCCAAACGGCAAGGTAGCAATTAACATTGTGCTATTTGGAATGTCAGCATTTACAGCTGAACGCTATCCAAAAGCAATTGCACAAATTAACGGCACCGGCTTGGCAACACCAAGCTTCTAAGTAAAGCTTCTAAGCCCCCTACCCTTCCAGGGGGCTTAGATCCTAACTATGGTTGGTATTTAAGAATGGAGTTTGCTTAATGTCCCAGAGCACTTTAGGTTTTGGATACCAACCATGGCTATAACAAATGGATACGCAACACTGGCAGCCATCAAGGCTTACTTGTCTATTTCAGATACAACAGATGACACATTACTTGAGACTTTAGTTGAGTCATCTTCACGCTCAATTGATAAGATTGCTAATCGCAGATTTTATGCAGATGCTACAGCTACAACACGCCTTTATAGAGCTTACTCAGACATTTTTGTTTATACAGATGACATTAGTAGTACAACCGGCCTTATAGTAAAAGTAGATGAAGGCGGCAATGGCACCTACACAAAAACACTGACTTTAAACACAGATTTTATTATGGATCCGCTTACAGCTGCAGCTTTAGGCAGACCCTTTACACAATTGACTATGGTCTCAAATACTGAGTCATGGCCTATATTCCCTGGCCTGACACAAAACGGCTTACGCCCCGGCGTACAAGTAACCGCTAAGTTTGGCTGGCCATCTGTACCCAGTGATGTCAATGTTGCCTGCCTTATCCTTACAGCTGATTTATACAAGCGTAAAGATGCCCCAGGTGGCGTATTAGGTCTAGGCGATTTAGGAGTGATACGCATGTCCCCAGTAGGCAGAGATGTATCTCAAATGGTTAGAGCTTATCAAAAGATTGCAATAGCCTAAATGGTACCTAGTACAGTTAGAACAAATTTAAAGACAGCTCTTACAGCGATTACAGGCTTGAGGGTTTTGGATTATGTGCCAGACTCTACAAATGTGCCAACAAATAATGCTTTTGCAGTTATCGGCCAATTGTCTATGAACTATGACTACACATTAAACAGAGGTTTTGATTTTGCTACCTGCAACATAATTGTGATGGTTGGCAGAATGAGTGAGAAAGATGGGCAATCAAGATTGGATGGGCTACTCAGCTCATCCGGTTCAACCTCAATTAAAGCCGCTGTTGAGGCTGATAAAACACTAAGCGGTGCAGTGCAAACTTTAAGAGTTGTGTCTGCATCTCCAGGCACAATAACATCCGCTAGTATTGACTACCTAAGTTATCAGTACGCAGTAGAGTTGATAGGTTAGCGAAAGGAAAAATATGGCCATATTTATGGGTAATAAAGTAGCTGTCATTGTAGGTACCTCAACCATATCTTCATTTGTCAGCACTGTAAGCTTAAACAGAGAAGTTGAGGCAGTAACTATTACTGCCATGAATGACACAGTACAAAATATGATAGGTGGAGTTGAAGTCTCATCTGTCAATTTAGAACTGTTCAACGATTTTGCGGCAGCCTCAGTGAACAGTCTTTTTGAAGATGCAATCGGTTCAAAACTGGCAATCAAATTGATACCAGTCACCGGTACTGTTACAGCTACAAATCCTAGTTACAGCATGTCATGTTTGATCACGCAATGGACACCCATTTCAGGATCAACAGACGGCGCAGCTACGGCAAGTGTGACTTTTCCAGTTACAGCTTTAACAAAAGCTACAAGCTAAAAGAAAAGGTGGGACATGCACAAGATTGAAATAACAAAGAAAGACGGCAAGAGTCTTACTTATGATCTCACGCCATCTGTAAAGGTAGCCTTTGAGGCTGAATTTAAAACCGGATGGCGTAAGAGATTAGCAGAGCTACAAATGGAAAGTGATTTGTGGTGGCTTGCTTGGCGTTTAGAAAAAGATGCAGGTAAGACAGATCTGGCCTATGGTGATGATTACATAAATCAATACATAGATGTTGATTTGTTGTATGAAGCAAAAAATGGCTAGACCGACATGGACAAATTTGGGAAGTCGCCGCTATGTCGGTCAGTACAGGTATTAGCCCTAAAGATCTTTTAGAGGTTGATCCGGCTGTTTATATGGCGATTAAAGCAATCTTGCAAGAGAGAGCGCAGGCAACAAAAACAGTTAGGCGTAAATAATGGCTGAGGTAGATAGATCTTTAAAGGCTGTTTATGTTGCAGACCTTGATCGCATTTTAGCTACAATGAAAAAGATAGACCCTGACTTACAAAAAGAATTTAGAAAAGAATTACGCAAACAAGTAAAGCCTGTAGAAAAATTAGCTGAAAGTTTTGTGCCATCTCAACCTTTCCCAGGCTGGCGTGAGACTAAGCCCTATTACCCAACTAATTGGGGATGGGCGTATGACACCGAACATAGAGGCCGAACCTATGGCAAAACAAACAAATCCAGATGGCAATGGTCACAAGCCGAAGTAAAGGCAGGCATACAGGTCAGCAGTGCTAAAACAAAAGTACAAAGAATAAAAGGTACAACTTTTGCAGTAACCGCTTTAGCATTGGTAAATAAATCAGTACCAGGCATCATTTACGAGTTAGCAGGTTTTGGTACGGCACGCAGTAGAGGTAAAACTAGGAGAGTTAGTCGCAATCGCAATGCTAGTGATGACTTTATAGCTAAAGTAAATGCAACCGGTGGAGCAGCTGAAAAAAGGCTTATCTATCGGGCATCATATCAATTAGGATCTCAAGTTAATGCTAACCTTGTGACAGTGTTAAAAAAATACCTGGGCGAAAACTTTAAGGATTAACTGTGGCACTAAGTCAGAATGTAGTAGTCAATTTTTTAACCAAGTTTGATAAAAAGGGTTTAGATAGGGCTACAAAAGAGCTTAAAGGATTTGACAAAACTGTAGCTGTAAGCAAAAAAGCCCTCAAGGCCGGTCTGTTTGCAGGTGCGGTGGGTGCTGGTTTTGCATTACTAAAACTTGGTAAGAGTTCTATAACCGCTGCCTTAGCTCAAGAAAAATTAGATAAATCCTTACGCTTAACTTTAGAGTCTATTGGTGCGGGTGGATTATTACCCAATGTCAAAGATTTTATAGATAATTTACAAAGAGTCACAAATGTTACTGAGGATCAGCTTGTCCCGGCTTTAAGACAATTGGTCGCTCAAACCGGTGATCTTGATAGCTCACAGTTTTTATTACAAAAATCTTTAGATATTTCAGCCGGTACTGGTGCAGATCTAACTCAGGTTTTGGATGCAATAACAAAGGCGGCGGTAGGTAACTATAAAGGCATTACTGCTCTAGGAGTCGGCTTCACTGCAGCCGAAGCCAAGGCTATGGGGTTTGAAAAACTTTTAATCAATTTAGACAAGTATGCTGGTGCAGCCGAAGCATCAACAGAGACTTTTGAAGGTCAATTAAAATCATTTAAAATTAGTGCAGGCGAGGCTACTGAAACTTTAGGCAACGGCTTTTTGATCGCATCCTCTTACATAGTTACAGGCACAGATAATCTTAAAAGCTTTGGTCTAGTTTTAGAGTCTGTTGCCGGCGGTGTCGGTGATGTACTTATTGGCTTCGGTAAAACAGTTAGTGAAAAAGGTTTCTTAACTGCCTTAAATACAACCTTTGAGGATCTTGGCAGAGAAGGTTTTAAAGTAAGACAAAAACAATTCTTGGCTGCTAAAGGTTATCTTGGACTTTCTCAACAGACTATTGATGCTTTAGAATTGCAGGAAAAGTTTGGTAAGAAAAAATTAACACAAGATCAGATGTTGGCCAAAATACAAGCGCAAATATTGGCTAGACAAAAAGCAACTACAAAAGAACAAACTGCTCAAGCCGCTTTGTCAAAGAAAAAAGCCGAATTAGAGTCTATGTTTGATTTAGACCGGATCAACCTACAGGCCGCCTTAAGCCGCAAGTTAAATGCCGAAGATGAGCTGCGTGTAAAAATCTTGCAAAAATTAAGAGACGGCACTAAAGATGCTGTTGATGAGGCTCAAAGATATGCAGATGTTTTGCAAGTCATAGCAGATGGCAAAATCACTACTGAAGAAATTGAGATGTTAGCTAACAAATGGGGCATGACTACAACCGCTGTTTTGTTGTATCTACAAGGACTGTTTGCCGCTAATAGTGAGCTACAAAAAATGCTTGGTTTGCTAGATTCAATTGCAACAAAACAAAAAACAATTGCATCTTTATCAACTGGGCAACAAGTATTACTTGGTTTAGGTGTAGATCCTTCACAAATTGGTGCAGGTGGTAAGATCATTGGTGGGTCAGATTTTGCCGCTAGTCCAATCTTGCCGCAAAATAATCCTAACTTTGCTTCAACCGCAGCTGGTAGAGCTTTAGGTTTGGCTCTAGGTTTCACACCTATGGCAGAGGGCGGTATTGTTACAAGACCAACACAGGCTTTAATTGGTGAGGCCGGAGCTGAGGCTGTCATCCCACTAGACCGCATGGGATCAATGGGCACAAGAGTTACTGTCAATGTTGCCGGCTCTGTAATCTCAGAGGGTCAATTACAATCTGTAATCCAAGATGTTTTGTATAACCTCAACCGCACTGGAGCTGTAACTCAATTAAGTAATCTAGGTAGATAATGCCGGCGGCAATATTCAAAGCTGAGATTGATTTTCAAGGCGGAGCTAGTTTTGATCCGGCTCTTGTGCTTGATGATCCTGCGACACCTTTAGATGCTGCAATATTAGGTACAAGTGCAGCAGATGTTGTAGATATAACAAGCTTTGTGACACAGTGCTACATTAGGCGTGCCTTTAATAGATCATCTGACTCATTTGTTGGTGGCAGTGCCAAGATTGTTTTTGTAGATCAGACTGGTCAATTTAATCCGGCTAACACATCATCACCTTTGTTTGGCAAAATCAAACCTATGCGCAAAATCCGCATGACTGCCGCTTTTAACAATGTCACTTACAGCTTAGGATCTTTTTATGTGCAAGAGTGGAATTACCAAAGCCCAACCGGTTTTGATCCTGCCTATGTAACTTTAAATTGTGTTGATGGTTTTCAGCTTTTGAACCTGACCACAATTACTTCAGTCAGCGGTGGTACTGCCGGCCAGACTACAGCTCAAAGAGTGACTAGCCTTTTGGATGCCGGAGAGTGGCCATCTTTTATGAGAGAGATTTCTACAACAGCTACTACTACTGTCCAGGCTGACAATGGCAACTCAAGATCTTTGTTAGCAGCTCTTCAAGAGGTAGAGCAGACTGAGGCCGGAGCTCTATATGTTGATCAAAGGGGCTTTGTTAAGTTTTTGTCAAGGACAGATATTATTACAGACTCAGGTGGCACCTTGACAAAATTCTCAGATGTGGCTTTGTCTGGAGATATTACTTATCAACAGGTTGCATTTGATATATCTGATTTTCAAATGATCAACAAAGTCACAGTCACGCCTGCTGGGTTGAGTGGTCAGACCGCAAGTGATACCACAAGCATTGATGATTATTTCCAACATTCTAGGGTTAGGTCTGGAATTATGCAGACTGAGGCAGATGCCTTACAACAGGCTCAAATGATCATTGCTTCAAGAAAAGAGCAGGGTGTTGATATACAACTTAACTCATTAACCATTGATGCCTATAGCCAAGAGGATCCGGCAAGAGTTACTGCAGCTTTAGAGCTTGATATTTTCGATCCTATTGAGGTCACCCAAACCTTACCTGCAGGCAATGTAGTAAGTGATAGCGTTATTGCCGGTGTCCAGTATCAAATCACCCCCAATTCTTTTTTAGTCACATTTTCATGTGCTCAGCCTTTTTCTGTAGGATTTTTGCTAGACTCAGCCGTTGATGGTTTATTAGATGAAGACAGTTTGAGCTACTAGGAGATATATGGCAAAACAATCATTTGTGACCGGGCAGGTACTTACCGCCGCTCAACTAACATCTCTGCAACAAACCGCAATGTCCGGCGGAGCTGCATCTGCTAAAACTGCAAACTATGTATTAGTAGCTGCAGATGCCGGTACAGCTATATCAATGACATCTACAAGTGCCACAACAATCACAGTTAATACAGGTTTGTTTGCAGCCGGTGACACAGTATTTATACAAAATCTAGGCTCTGCTACCTGCACAATCACAGCCGGTACAGCGACAGTCAATACAGCCGGCAGTTTAATCCTGCCACAATATGATGCAGGTATTTTGTATTTTGTTAGCTCATCCTCTGCAGTATTTTATGATTACATTCAAGTAGGTGCGGCATCTCCATTAACTACTAAAGGTGATCTGTACACCTTTGGCACAAGTGATACACGCCTTGGCGTAGGAGCAAACGGCACCATACTTGTAGCGGATTCTGCTGAAGCTACTGGTCTGAAGTGGCAGGCTCCACCGACTTTCCGTGCTAGACGAACAACAGCACAATCCATTAATCAAAATACTTGGACTAAAATGCAGTTATCAACAGAGGATTGGGATACTGCAAGCAATTTCGATCCAACTACCAATTATCGTTTTACTCCAACAACTGCTGGATATTATCAAATCCAAGCGGAAGCAGTTGGCGTTGCTGCTAGTGCTAGTGGTTTTAACGCAAGCATATACAAAAATGGTGCTTCTTATCTTGGCGCAAATCTAACAATAGGTGCTGATGGTTATGCAGGCATCACTATTGCTGGTCAAGTTTATTTTAATGGTTCATCTGATTATGTTGAACTGTTTGGTTTTTTAACTGCTGCTGGCACAAGAACGATAGAGGGTCGCATGGATGGCGTTTGGATAAGGAGCTAAAATGGATTTATACAATCAAATAATTGAGGCATATCCTGAACTAACAGATAAGGATTTTTCGCCTAATGGACTAATAACATTACGAAACGACAGTGATGGCGTTGGGGATTACATTGAAAAATGGGAATACTCTCAACCAATTCCAGAGGGCTTAACACTAGGCAAACCCTCAGCATAATCTTGAGGGATTGTGTAATAACTTATGATGGCCAGTATTAGAGAGCTTACAAGCCCAAACGGCTGGCCGGCAAGTGAAGATAGAAAAGTAATCGGCATACAGTCTTTTGTTGTACCTGGCACTAAAGTTAAGATTGCTTGTGCTCAAGCTGTAGCCCCAATACTGGTTGCCTTTTGTAAAGAGTTTCATGAGCTTGTAGAGCCAATAGATCAAGGTCAATTAGATGACTGGGGTTATGCCTTTAGAATGACAAGAGGCTCTGACAAAGTTTTGAGCAATCATAGCTCCGGTACAGCGGTAGATTTAAACGCTTTGAAACATCCATTAGGCAAGTCAAATACATTTAACAAAGAACAGTGTAATATAATCACATTACTAATAACTAAATATGGATTGGCCTGGGGCGGGCATTACAAAAAGCGCAAAGATGAAATGCACTTTGAGATCAAAATGGACAAAGATCAAGTCAAACAAAAAATTAAACAGTTAGGATTATGATGAAGATAAGTGCAAAACAAAAAGCAATTCTAAAATCTTATGCACGCAGCGTAGCCGCTGCCACTGTCACCACAGCTTTGGCTTTGGTAGCAGATGTGCGCCCGGAGTTATCCATCTTAGCAGGTGCACTTGTAGCACCTTTAATTAGATATTTTGATGGTCAAGACAAAGCCTTTGGCCGCAATAGCGAATGAGTCCCAATGACATGGCGGCTTTGATAGTAGCATTGATAACAATTCTTGGCTCTTTTATTGCAGCTATAAGATGGCTTGTCAAGCATTACTTATCAGAGCTTAAGCCTGACAATAATGGTCAGCATAATCTTGAGGGTCGCATTGCAAGGATTGAAAATAAGCTAGACACGCTATATGAAATCCTAATAACTAAAAACTAACCTGCATACCCTTCTCTCATGAAGACCTGCGTAATAGTGCCAACTAGGGGCAGACCTGAAAACATGGCTAGATTGGCTGCATCTTTTGTTGGTACAAATACAGCTGCAGATCTTTATGCTGTTATAGATAATGATGATCCTAAATGGAATGAGTACGCTAAAGATGACTCCTATGTTTGCATACCTGCAGAAAATAAAACAGGCGGTTGCGCACACGCTCTTAATAGTGCTACAGAGCTTTTACTTGATTTTGTTAATTATCCTTTTTATGATTTGTACATCTTCATGGGTGATGATCACCTGCCTAGATCGGCTGATTGGGACAAAGCTTTTACAAAAGCGTTAATGGGTAAAACCGGCATTGCCTATGGTGATGACCTATTACAAGGCCAAAACCTGCCGACAGCTTATGCAATGACCAGGGATATTGTTGAAGAGCTAAGAGGTATGACCTTCCCAGGTTGCAAGCATTTATATTTTGATAACTTTGTAAAACAATTAGGCATTGATTTAGATTGTTTAGTTTATCTACCAGATGTAATCATTGAACATCTACACCCGGCAGCCGGTAAGGCTGAGATGGATGAAGGCTATACCAGGGTCAATCAACCTAAATGGTATGAAGAGGATCTATTGACTCTGCAAAAATATTTGAGATCTCAAGAGTATGCAGATCTTGTACATAAATTAAAATGAGGACAAGATTAAGGCCTGTTTATACAGATAGTGAATTACAAAACATTTATTCAAAACCTCACAGTCATACACAATTTAAAGATCACATTTTAAGAGTTGCAAAAAGTATTGAGATGTTAAAAGAATATAGTGATTACAAGTCTATTGCTGATTTATCAGCTGGTGATGCCACTATAATTGACTCATTAAATGCTGAGATTAAATTCTATGGAGATTTTGCACCGGGGTATAAATTGACTGGACATATTGAGGACACAATTAAAGACATACCAGATGTTGATTTGTTTATCTGTTCAGAAACTTTAGAGCATTTAGATGACCCAGATACTACATTAAAAGCTATAAGAGCCAAGACTAAATATTTATTTGTGAGTACGCCAAAAGGTGAAGATAATGATAACAATGTTGAGCATTACTGGGGTTGGGATGATGTGGATGTAAAGGAGATGCTAATAAAAGCCGGCTTTGATCCTGTAGTTTATTTTTTGTTAGAGTTAAGAAAAGACTATCATTATGATTATCAAATGTGGATATGTAAATGAAAGTCTTAATTACAGGCTCACATGGTTTTGTAGGCAGAGCTTTTAGGCGTGCACTACCTTATGCAGAATTGACTCTAGTAGATCTCAAGAATGGTACAGACTGCAGAGATTTTTTTAAGCTTGAAAAAAAACAATATGATCTAGTCATTCATCTTGCAGCCATTGTGGGTGGCAGGCAACAAATAGAAAACGCACCTCTGAGCCTGGCCGTAGATCTTGCCATTGATGCTGAGTTTGCCAATTGGTGCATGGTTACAGAGCAACCCTATGTAGTTTATTTTAGCTCTTCGGCTGCCTATCCAATAGAGCTGCAAACCCTGTCAAAAAAACATAAGCTAAAAGAAAAAGATTTAAACTTTAAAAAAATTGGTGCACCGGATATGAGTTATGGTTGGGCTAAATTAACAGGTGAGACATTGATGAGTTACCTGCGAGAGTCTGGCACTCAGGTCTTGGTGCTAAGACCCTTTAGTGGATACGGCACTGATCAAGATATGACTTACCCATTTCCATCAATTATACAAAGAGCCATATTAGGCTCAAATCCATTTGACATATGGGGGCGTGCAACTACTACCAGGGACTTTATACACATTGATGATGTTGTAGATGCGGTCATCACAATGGTGCAAAATAATTGCAACCAAACAGTCAATCTTTGTACAGGTAGAGCTACTACTTTTCTTGAGCTCGCTCAAATGGCTTTGAAGACTTTGGGTATAGATAAGATGCCTAAGTTTAATATTTTGTCCGATAAACCGGCAGGGGTAGCCTACCGGGTAGGCAATCCGACAATGATGAGTGATTATTACACACCAAAAATTAGTTTAGAAGAGGGCGTGCACCGGGCAATATCTGGCATTTTGTGATTTACACTTAATCCATGGCAACCACACGCAAACGCAAAAAGCCTGTACAAAAAAGGCGTAAGACTACCAAAGAGGCTGTATTAACCAAGTTAGATTTTTGGGCAATTGCAGCTAATGAGGTTTATATGGCTTGTCGTAAAGCTGGCATGGATGAAGGTACAGCTCTAGCTTTTGCAATGGATAGGTCAAGTTATCCTGATTGGATTGTGGACACAAAGGATCCTATAAAAAATCCACTTGATGATTTTGATGAGGATGAAGATTAAGCGAGACAAGTCAGTCAACGCACGCTATCTGATCTGTTCAGATTTGCAGGTGCCATTCCAATTTGATGCTGCGATTGTCAATCTAAAAAAGTTAGTCAAAGCTTTTAAATTTGATTTAGTTTTAAATGTAGGTGATGAGCTTGACCTAAATACAATCTCAAAGTACAGCCAAGGCAGAGCTGAGTCTTTTCAACAAACTCTTAATGCTGACCGGGATCTGTGTAAAGATATTCTCTATGATCTAAAAACAGATGTAGTCTCAAGATCAAATCATGCCGATAGATTATTTCAAGCTGTGAGTCAGGTGCCTGGATTGATGGCCTTACCTGAGCTGCAGTATGAGAAATTTATGGGCTTTGATGACCTAGGAATTTATTACGCCAAAAAACCTTATGAGATACCTGGCACTGACTTTGTGCTCTGTCATGGGGATGAGGGCAACCTATCTAAAATTGGCGGCTCTAGTGCGTTAAATATTGCAAAAACTTGGGGCAGGTCTGTGATTGCTGGGCATAGTCACAGAATGGGCTACACATGCCACTCAGAGGCCTTTGGAGGCCGATTACAGAGGGTTTTAGTAGGTATTGAGGTGGGACATACATGCAGCCTATCCAAGATGTCTTACCTGGCAAAGCGCAATTATTATGCCAATTGGCAGGCTGGGGCTGTCATCATGACCATTAAGCGTGGCAATCCTAGCTTTGAGATGATCCGCTTTGACACAGACGGCAGCTTTACAGCTCTAGGTAAAGCCTTTGGGTAATTGCTTTTGTCAGTGGGACATGCTTTAATTGCTTTTGTAAATCCATTTGAAGGGATGGGAATATGAACGCTACAGCTTATGCACAAAAGGGATGGTTTGTTTTACCACTGAAAAAACAATCTAAAGAGCCTGCAAGATTTTTGCGACATGGTTATTTAGATGCAACATTAGATCAAGCCAAGATTGATGAATGGTTTGCAGATCAAGAGCTAAACATTGGTTTAGGTATCTCTCAATCAAGTTTAGTTGTATTGGATTTTGATGCACGCAACGCAGGCAAAGATCCTAAATGGCTTGAGTTATTAGATCGCTGTTTTAAATGCAACACACATGTAGTAGGAACACATGATGGTTACCACATTTACTTTCATGTAGAAAAGCCTGCACAATTTAAAGGCAAAATAATCTCTGGCATTGATGTCAAACATAAAGGTTATGTTGTACTACCACCATCAATACATCCAACCGGTACTGCATACAGATTAGTAAATGATGTAGCACCTGTTGATTTACCAGATGATCTAAGAGAATTGATGACATGGTAATTGTTAAATATGACAAAGAGAGTGGAGCGTATGTTGATAGCAAACGCTCACACTTTGTAAAAGCTTCTCTTATCCGGGCATACGCTCATAAATCAATGGGCGCATCTCAGATCAGAGGCAGGCTCTCAGCTGCAATGGTTGAGGGTTATTGGTTAGACAAGTTCAAGGAAGCGGTGAAATATGAGCTATGAGATATATGGATGGATGGTTACAGCGTGCTTGCTTCTCCTAGGCACATTGTTAATAACTCTTACCTGGATTGTTGGGGTAGAGAATGGTTATGACAAAGGATTTAAAAAAGGTTATAGCCGAGGTGAAACAGATGCCAGGCAAAACTGGGATAAAAGAAAACATCAATTAACTGTTGATAATGATTATCTAATGGGCAAGGTAGTCAGTCTATTTGATAGGGAAAACAGATGATAGATTTAACACAATATGAAGATGCAGCCACACTAAACAGATGGTTTATTAATAACTACCCATTAGGCAGAATTGATTTAGCAATAGCTGAGATCAATCTTGATAAAGGCATTGTTATATTTAAAGGCAGTGTCTATAGAGATATAAATGATGCTGCTCCGGCTGTAAGCAATTATGCAAAAGGTGAGAGGGATGACTACCCGGCACACATGCGTAAATGGTACCTAGAGGATACAGCTACAAGCTGCATTGCTAGATGCCTTACATTGCTAAAAGGGTCAAACAAGACCGCACCTAAAGAGTCAATGGTGCGTGCAACCTCATGGTCTGTTGAGCCAAAGATTGCATTGGATGAAGCCTTAAGATCTGACACCACTGTGGTACCAGAGATTGTAATGCGTGAGGTAGGTACCTTACCTGAGCAAGTTTGTGAGGATGGCACTCGCATGAGATTTAAAGAGGGCATCTCTAAAACTACACAAAAACCTTTTAAGGGTTATGTCTGTGAATGTGGTAGAGGATGCCCTGCTAAGTGGGCATCATTGTCAGCTAATGGCACCTGGTACTTTAAAGAGGTTGTCAGTGGGTGACATGGAAATGATTGACAAGCATGGGGTCAAAGCCACCTTTACAGACAGAGGTGTTGAAATCGACATAGTAAGAGCCAATGAGCGTTGCATCCTTTGTAATGATCCAAGGCTTTTGCATGAAGGCATGACAAAGCTTTGCTTCTCTTGTGGGTGTAGGCAATGAGTTTTGATTACCATAAAGCCATGGCTGAGGGTCATGGCTACAATCATTATGTTGCAGATCTATTGCGCCAGTATGGCGTGCCAAAGGTTGATGTACCGGCCTTTAGCATTGCTACAACACATGATGCAATAAAAGACAAAACAGAAAATGAAAAGGACATCATTGTAAATGGCTTAGTGCTTGAGGTTAAAAGTAGAGCTCTAACCTTTAGGGATCAAGATGACTTTCCACATTCTTTGGTCTTAGTAGATACTGTCTATGGTTTTGATCAAAAGATCTTAAAACCTTTTGCCTATGTGTACATGAGTCAGGTTACAAAAGGTGTCTTCGCAATACCTGTATCAACAAGACAATTCTGGACAATTGCCACAATTTATGACAATGCAAGGCAGATTGAGGTTGAGTGTTACTTTGTTACTAAGCGACACTGCAGGCCATTCTTAGAGCTTGTAGATGTACTATTAGAGCGAGCTGCACAAGAGGCAGAGCCTACTTGTGAGTGAACCAATTAGATGTACAAAGTGCGGCCAATGGGTTATGCCGGATCAATTGTGTTTGACCTGTCAGATTGCAGCCAAGGCTCAACACGCACTTTATTAATAATTTGTAAAGGATGATTACCTATGTTAAATTTCAATCGCTTTGTTGGGGGCTTACACTGGAACTCAGTCATACCGGGTGTCAGACTCTCTTACCTACCTCATAGTTTTAAATGGGGGGGTAGGGGGGGCTTTCCTAAAAATCTAGTCTCCCGAGTGTCAATATTTGTAATAGTAGTTAATCTAATAAATATAAATCCTGTAAATGCTGTTGAAAATCGTAGAACATATCAAATGGAATATTTTAAACAGTTAGATCAAAGCCCAGATCAATACAGTTGTCTTACATCATTGATCACAATGGAAAATAGCCGGTGGGATATTCGGGCAAAGAACGGATCTCATTATGGATTACCACAAGGTCGGTCTGTCTATTTAGCTACAGCTACATATCGGCAACAAATTACATGGCATATCAAATACCTAAAAAACAGGTATGGCACTGATAGGTTTGGTGTAGCAAACGCCTGTGGGGCATGGTCTCATTGGCTTATGAAGGGATGGCATTGATGGCTAAAAATACTGATATTGATTGGGCATATCAAAACAAGCTGCGTGAGCAATGGCTACTTGATAATCCAGATGCTCAATACATAGGCTGGATGTCTATATGAAAGACACAGAGAAAATTACAATTGGTATCTGCTCACCGGGTTATGTAGTCACAGACTTTCTTACAAGCTTGTTAGATGTAGCTAGATCTCAAAAGCAATTGGGTCAATTTATATCATTGCAAGGATCAGGTGTAATCAGTCGCTTACGCAATCAAGTAGTTGCAACCTTTATGGAGAAAACTACAGATGATTGGCTATTGCAGATAGACACAGATCAACGCTTTACAGTAGATGACTTTAAGAAACTTGTAGCAGCGGCAGATGCCAAGACCAGGCCGATTGTGTCAGCTGTTGTACATGGTGGCTGGGATGTAGGCAAACCTTACCTAGAGCCGGTACCTTGCATATTTAAGATGGGTAAAGACAGTGGCTTATATGCGTTACATGATTATGAACCTGATAGCATTGTAGAGGTTGATGCAGCTGGGACAGGAGCAATCCTGGTACATAGATCCGTCTTTGAGAGGTTTCAAAAAGAAGCTGATCAAACACACCAAGGCAACAAATGGTGCTATTACCAGGATATGCCACTGCATCAAGAATGGATCGGTGAGGATCTACTATGGTGTATAAGAGCTAAGAGCTTTGGCTATAAGATATACGCACACACTGGAGTGCAAATGGAGCATCAACGCAAACAGTGGATTGGTAAAGTACAGCACACAGACTTTAAAAGGTTTAAAGATGTGAGACTACAAAGTGAAGAGGATCTAGATGGCGATAATAACAAGTCAAGTAACAGTGACGACAACAAGTCAATCAATAGTTAGTGTAGATAATGTGAGCAGGGATGTATTGCTACATGCTAAACACGCAACACACATTGGTAATAGCAGTGTTACAACAAGTAATGGTTATCTGTTAGATAATGGTGATGAGATTAGGCTTACACTAACTGAGGGTGAGGACTTGTGGGCTGTTGGAGCTTCAGGTTCAGGCACGCTGCATGTCTTAGTATCTAAAATAGATTAAAAAATGACAGCTGTTTTTTCCTGCCACGCACGCTTGCGGAATAC